AACTCTAACGCGACAAACAGCACCGGGTTTCCAGCCAAGTTTTACAACGGCCTGATGATCGAGCCGGACAGCATCGTTGGGCTGACCGGGCGTGGCATCTATGCGACCGGTGATATCACCAGCACTGCATCGCAGCGCCCTTATGGGCCGATGCAACTCGACGGCACATGGTTGCATGGCATTGACCACACACTAGCGACCTACATGGATGGTGCAGCGCAGACCATGCTGGCAGGGCAGGCGCTGCGGTGGATCACAGGCACGACGGCGTCGCCTACAGCAACAACGACGCTGAACGGCAGCGCGGCGCAACTGACCGCAAGTGTGCCGATCGTTGTCGGTAGTGGAACCGGCACGCAGTTTGTCGCTCTGAACGGTGCGACAGGACAGCCAAACGGCATCTATTGGCAAGCCAACGGGAGCAACCGCTGGCGCCTCAATACCGACGCCACGGATAACCTGTTCCTCTACGCCTACAACTCAAGCGGCACATTCGTCGGATCTGTCTTAGCGATCGCGTCTACGCTGTTCCAGGTGCAGGTCGATTGCTACCTGGGACGGGTCGGGTTCAACGGCGCCACGCCTGGAGCAAAACCGACTGTGACAGGTGCTAAAGGCTCCAATGCTGCACTGGCATCACTGCTCACTGCTCTTGCTTCGTATGGCCTCATCACCGACAGCAGCACGGCATAGGAACAGCGACACATGGACATGCAGCCGATCGAGCCGCACAGAGTGATGCACTTTCAACTCACCGCAGAGCAGTGTGAGATCGTGCTGCGGCATCTGAACACCGGGCAGCACGGCGTCGTGCGACCGATCTTCGATAGCCTGATACAGCAGTTGCAGCAGCAGACCATGAGAACAGCAGATGTATCTGACCAAGACAACAGGTAATCTCAATCCTCGTGGTCAGCAGCCACAGAGCAACTTGCAGATCAGCACTGTAAGGTCGTTTGAGGGTGGCCTCAATGTGACTGACACAGACCTGAACATGTCACCGAAGTTCGCTAAGACGCTAGACAACTTCGAACGTGGCACTGATGGCAGTCAGTCATTGCGTCCAGGCACTGTGTTGGTCAGCACACTAACCAGCCCAACAGACATTGTGAACCACACATACTTTGCTGGTCTGGTGTGGGCAGTGCAAACTGATGGCACGATCACAACAAGCAATGCTGCTGGCACAGTTGTGTTCAAGGGTCTGAACAACACAGGAGCCAATGCATGGCCAGCAGGTGTCACGTATGTAGACTTCACCATCTTCAACAGCAACCTCATCATCGTCAATGGCAAAGACAAGCCACTGATTGTAGCTGGACGACCAAGTGATCCCAACTACCTGATCGTGCAGTTCCTTGTTGACTTGGCATCATTGTCGAATGTCAATACGCCCATAGGCAAGTATGTGATCGCACATGGTCGCTACACGATCATTGCAGGTGTGGCAACTGATCCAAGCAGTATCTTCGTCAGCATGCAGGACACGAGTGGCACATGGTTCGGTGATCCCATCCCCAATAGCGCAATCGTGCTTGACTTGGGACCACGTGTGTCGTTGGGTGATGCGACAATCACAGGCATGGTAGCATATCGTGACAAGCTCCTCGTCACCTTCGAGCGCGGTGTACTGCCTATCAACTTGGGAGTCTATACAGGAACTCCCGCAGTCCATACACCAACTGATGATGGCTTCATCGAGGAATATGGTTGCCTTGCACATCGTTCACTTATCTCGGTTGGAGACGATACATTCTTCAACGATAACGTTGGCATCAACTCGGTTGCTAGGCTCAACCTGTTCAACACACTGAGGCCACAGCGTCTGAGCCAACTCATTGATCCGCTCATCACAAGCCTGGTCCAAGGACTGACCAACGCCCAGATACAGCAGTATGTGTTCGCAGTGTATGATCTGCGACACTTCCGCTACATGATCTTCATCCCTGTGTTCAGTAGTGGTGTGATCCAAGAGACCATCTGCTTCAGCTACACGAACATCCCTACACTGAAGATACAAGCATGGGCACGGCTACGTGGTTGGATATGGCAGTCAGCGTGTAGGACTGCATTGCAGAACATCGTGTTCAGTCGTGGTAACAAGCTGTATGCGTATGACTACGACAATCCAACCATTGGTGCTGATCGACTGCATGATCCAACAGTGAACGCTGGCACAGGTGAGCCGATCAGCTTTGAATGGGAGTTCCCTTGGGCTGACTTCAAGCATCGCATGGACATCAAGTACATCAAGTACATCAGCTTCGACACTGAGGGCCAAGCACCATTCACGTGTGAAGCCTACGTAGACAACCTCATAGAGCAGCGTGGCGTGCGTATGCCCATGCTGTCGATGGAGTTCGTTGGTGGCGACTTGGGAGGCTATGGCGACAGCCCATACGGTGATGCACCATACGGTGGTGGGCGTAGGACCATTGACGAGCGGACGTTCGGCTACAACACCAAGTTCAAGCTGCTGAAGCTCAGGCTCATCGGTGCGACTAAGCACAAGTTGAGGATCGTCAGCGTGTCGCTAGCGTATCTGCATGGCACGATAAGGAGATAGCTGTGGTAGACTACACACCGAACCTGCGGCTCGTGCAGCCTGACTTCGATCAGACACCGTGGGATGAAGATGTCAACAGCAACTTCGCCATCCTCGATGCAACGTATGGCAAGTTCATAGGTGTTGAGGATCTGACAGGTGCTTGGAGGAATGCTGCTGCATATTCAGTAGGACAGACAGCGGTTGATGCAATAGACAGCACATTATGGAAGTGCGGTGTGGCACACACCAGTGCAAACAGTCCAACGACGTTTGCACAGGATCGTACAGCGCATCCAAGCTATTGGATCAGTAATGGAGCATTGTCCATCTATCTACCACTCACTGGTGGCACGTTAACAGGCACGCTAGGCATTGCACAACCAGCAGGCATGCCATGTGAGATTGTAGGAGGGACGACAGGGATACATGTCAACTGGATCATACTGCCTGGGAACAGTGTGGCGCAATCAGGAAGCAGCACCGGAGCAGACTTTGAGATAATGCGCTTCAGTGATGCGAACGCATACATTGACTCACCGCTCTACATAGCACGCAGTAATGGCATTGTAAGCGTCAACACAGAACTGCTCGTAACGGGGTCTGTCACAACTGGAGCAGCACTCCACCTACCGAACTCAGCTTACATTACAAGTACTGCTACCGCCACGTACTTCGTGCAGGATGCAGCCAACTGGCGTTGGCAATATGAACGTGCCAGCGGAACAATGCATTGGATACAAGGGGCACTCAACATCCCGCTGTTCTCTATAGACGGTAGTGGCAACGTCATTGCCAAGGGCACGATCACAGCCAGTGGTTCGCCTGTAGTGACTGAGGACAGGATCGCAGAGCTAGAAGCACGCATCGCCGCACTTGAGGCCAAGGTGTGAGGATCGCTGCTGTGCAGCCAGATGAGATAGCCTACCTAGTGCGGCTAGGCCAAGAGCTTGTAGCAGCAGGCACGTTCGGCACTGATGGTCCTGAGTTTGACTGGAACTACACACTGATGAGCACCAAGAGGATACTCGATCTGCCTGACTACTACGTTCGCATGGCATGGGATGATGACAACATGCCGTGCGGCTTCGTTGCAGGACACCTGACACCGTTCTTCTTCAGTCCACGACTGATGGCTGTAGAGGATGGATGGTTCGTGCGTGCAGGCACAAAGGATAGAGCCAAGATCGCCATGCGTCTCATGAAGGGCATGATGACTTGGGCGATAGATGAGTGCAAAGCAGTGCTGCTACAGACAGGTGACATAGCGTCCATCGACACTGTAGCCGTGTGGGCACTCTATAACAGGCTAGGCTTCACTAGGTTCGGTGCAGTCTACAAGTATGCTAGGGGGCAATGATGTTCACTGCTGGTGGCCAGCCTGATCTGCATGTTGTCATGCGTGGTGGTGGAGGCAAGGGGGGCGGTGGTGGAGGCGGTGGAGGATCACTCATACCACCACCACAATCGTATGTAGACCCAGTGAATGGGATGGTGTTCACTGACCCTGGGAACAACTATGGTGGTGGCGGCTCTGTCACCCCTAATGGTTCACCAGCGTCAGAGCAACTGAATGCTGAGATCGTACAGCGTCAGAAGAATGAGAAGGCAGCCAGTGATACTGCTGCGACGCAGAAAGCAGCAGATGCTGCCACAGCAGAGCAGACATTCCAAGGCACCAAGTCCACAGCATACAACAATGCACTGACCAACATCCAGAGACAGTTCCAGTTGCAAGGACTTGATCCAAGCCAATACATGGACACGGACATCAAGCCTGCACTGAACACGGCAATGAACTCCATTCAGGACTTAGCGCCGAACCCGGCTAGTGCATTCTCACCAACGATGGGCACAGACATCCTGAGCAACCTCACATCAGGTGTGCGGACACAAGCATCGAACAATTTGAACAATCAGTTCGATCCTAACTATGCTACGAACCTGATCCCTGATAGCACACTAGATCAATTCGTGCCGAGCATTGTATCGTCTCAGTTCGATCCCTTGAATGCTCAGCTAACCAATGCACAGAAGCGAGGCACGCTCACTGACACAGGATACAATGCTGCACTGGCAGCACTGAACCAGAAGCGCACTGCTGCTACATCACAAGTCTCTAATCTAGGTAGGACTATCCTAGGCACTGACCGTAGTGGCATCAATGACATTATCAGCGGAGCCAAGACTGCTG